ACTAGGAGGAAACATAACAAAAGAAAAAGCATTAGCAGCAAAAACATCTTGGAAGAATGCATCTGGTTATAATAGTACTACATTAGATACAGAAACTAACCAAATTATAGTATTAGATAGTGGATTAGAATATCAACCTATATCTATTTCACCTGCTGATAGTCAATTATTAGAAAGTAGAAAGTTTAATGTATATGATATTTGTAGATTTATGAATGTACCACCAAGTTTAGCGTTTAGTGATGGTTCAAGTTATGCTACAAATGAAATGGAACAAATATCATATCTTAATAATTGCTTACAACCGATAATGGAAAAAATAGAAAATGAGTTTTTTAGAAAATTATATTTAGAAAGTGAATGGGAAATGAATAGTCTTGCTTTTGATGTAGAAAATTTATTAAGATTAGATGCTACTACTAAAATAGATGTATTAACAAAACAATTTGGTATTGGTGTAACGACAACTAATGAAGCAAGAGCTAAATACAATAAACCTACAAAAATTGAAGGTGGAGACAGAGCATTTGTACCTGTTAATTTACAACCAACTGATGCACTTATATCAGAACAAAAAAAAGTATCTGACCCATTAGGACAAATAGATAATAAATTAAAAACAGATAGTACTGAAGATGTACCAAAAAACAATAATGATAAAGATGAATAATTTAGAAAAAAGGTTTATAGAATTAAGAGTTAATGATGAAGATAGAATTATTAACGGACAAGCTATTGTATTTGATAGTGAGAGTAAAGATTTAGGTGGATTTACTGAAATTATTACAAGAGAAGCAATAAATGATGAATTAATAAATACAAGTGATATTGTTATGTTATATAATCACCAAGAAAATGCTGGTGTATTAGCAAGAAGTAATAAAGGTAAAGGAACATTAAAAATAGATGTTAATAGTGAAGGTGTTAATTTTAGATTTAAAGCAAGGCAAACTTCATTAGGAGATGAAATATTAGGAGCTGTTAAAGATGGTGATTTAGATGCTTGTTCTTTTGCATTTAGAGTTTCTGATGGTGGTGATAAAATTGAAAAAAGGAGTGACGGAACTTATTTAAGAACGATTAATAAGATAGAATTATTAAGAGATTTTAGTGTAGTTTCTAATCCTGCATATGAAGAAACTTCAGTTCGTTCTTTTGATGAGTTTAGACAAGCAGAAAAAGAAGAAGATGATAAATTAAAAGAATTAAAAGAAGCTGAAATAAAAAAAGAAGCCAAAAGACAAGAAATTAGAGATTATTTAAAAGACTTAAAAGCTTCTATAAATGTTTTTAAAAAATTATAGTATTTATATAAAAAATAAATAAAAAAAATGGAATTAAATGATATTTTAGAACAAAGAAAATCAAATCAATTAATTTTAGATAATTTTATTAAAATTGTTGAAACAGAAGATAGAAAACTTAATGAAACAGAACAAATCGAGTTTGATGAAGTTAAAAACAAAATTATTAAATTAGATAAAGTTTTTGATGAAAGAAAAATACAAAATACAGAAATAAAAAATAATAAAAAAGAAAAAATGGAAAAGTATAGTTTAATTAAAAACATTAGAGATATTGTTGAAGGAAGAGCTAAAACCGAAGAAACATTAGGAATGTTTGACAAAGGTAAAGGTGTGTTTTCAAAAGCAGGTATTTCTTACAGAGGACAGATAATTCTTCCTTTAGAACAAAGAGCAAATATTCTTGCTAAAACACCTACACAAGGTGAAGAAGTTGTTGCAGAAGATAAGTTTGATATGATTGGTAAATTAAGGGACACATCAGTAGTTATGCAAGCTGGTGCTAATCTTATGACTGGTTTAGTTGGTGATATTTCAATCCCAGTATATGCAGGTACAACTGCAGCTTGGAAAACAGAAGTAGCTTCAGCAGATGATGGAGGAAGTGCTTTTAGTGAAGTAGATTTAGAACCTTTTAGAATTACAGCTTATGTTGATATATCTAAAAATTTTTTACTACAAGATAGTTCATCAGCAGAACAATTACTTTATTCTGATATGACTAGTTCAACATTAGATTTATTAGAAGCAACAATATTTGATGTTGAAGCTGCAGGTTCAAGACCAGCAGGTATGTTTAATGGTGTAAGTTATACAGTATCAGGAAATACAACTTGGGCTAATTTTGTATCAATGGAAAGTGCAGTAGCAACAAATAACGCACTTAAAGGTAAATTAGCATATATAGTTAATCCAACTTGTATGGGTGATTTAAAAACGACTGCAAAAGATACTGGTTCAGGTTTATTTATATCTGATGGTATGACTGCAAACGGCTACCCAATTTATTCAAGTGGTCACTTACCAACAATTAGTGGAGCATTACAAGGTTCAATATTTGGAAACTTTGAAGACCTTATTATCGGTCAATGGGGTGGATTAGACATTACGGTGGATCCATATTCATTAGCAATAACAGGTCAAGTAAGATTAGTAATTAATTCTTATTGGGGTTGGGTTAAGCGTAGAGCAACAAGTTTCTCTTATGGAGCATTAGGATAGTAGTTAATATTACATAATATAAAAACCTTATCAATTTAATTGGTAAGGTTTTTTGTTTTTATAAGTATTTATATAAAAATAAGAATAAGAAATGACGAATATTACTCAATTAAAAAGACAATTAAATATTGAGAGCGGATATACTAGTGAAGATTTGATTTTACAAGATTATGTTGATATAGCAGACGCTTCTGTTATTAATTATTGTGGTTCAGATGCATTAACAGGATATACAGGAACAACAATGCCAGCTCCTGTTATACAAGCTTCAATTCTATTTGCTTCTCATATGTATATGAATAGAAATATGGTTAGTTTTGCACAAGGTTCAGAAATACCTTATAGTTTTAGGTTTTTGTTAGACCCTTATAAAAATTATGTATTAGAATAATGGTACAATTAGGAGAATTAAGAGAAGATATTATAGTTCAGATTAAGACAACATTAAAGGATGGTTATGGTTCAGAAGCAGATATATATACCGATAATCAATATCTTAAATCTAAAGTTATATATGGTAGTGGAAATAAAGGTGTAAATAATGAAGAAGTGTTTAATTCACAGAATATAACTTTCATAACTCATTATAGAACTATTACAGAAGATATGAGAATATTATGGAATGATAAAATATATGAAATAGATGGAATAACAGAAATATCTTATAGACAAGGATTACAAATAAAAGGGAGTTTATTAAATGATTAACGAAGGTGTAAATATAAAGATGATTAATGATAAGAAATTATTAGGTCTCTTTACTGAATTAGAATATAAATATCAGAGAAGAGTAGCGATTAGTGCTATGAGAAACTCTGGTAAAATAATTAATAAAGCAGCAAAACAAAACTTTCAATCATCTACAAAAGGTTTTTCAGCAAATAATTATAAAGATATATTAAGTTCTTTTAAGATTAAATCAATGAAAAAGGATGATGGTGTAGTAATAGGTGTTGAAGGATATACACCAAAAAAAGGAAATTATGGTGTTTTTAAAGCAGTATGGTTAGAACGAGGAACAGAAGAAAGAGAATATACAACAAAGAATGGTATAAGAAGAAGTACAGGTTCTATTACAGGTAGTCACTTTTTTGAAAGAGCAGTTGATAGTAATAAAACAGAAGCCTTAAATAGTATAGGTAATAATTTAGTTAAATCAATGGAAAGACTAGTTAAAAAGTTTAATAAATAAAATGCCAAGTATAAACAAAAATTTAAAGAGACCAGAATATAATTATAATAAATATAATGATAATTTTAATTATGTATATAATACTAGTAGGTGGAGAAAATTAAGATTATATTTTTTAAGTAATAATCCACTTTGCTCACATTGTTTAAAGAAAGGAATATATACATCAGCAACAGAAGCTCACCATAAAATACCTTTAAGTTCTTATAAGGATTTAGAAAGTAAATTAGAAATAGCTTTTGATATTGAAAATTTGGAAGCTTTATGTAAAGAGTGCCATATAAAGCACCATCAAAAAAATAAGAAATAGAAATGATACAAATTGGAAAAATAGTTTATTATTTATTAAGTGGAGATACTACAGTTGCAGGATATGTAGGAACTAAAATATATCTTTTAATTATACCAGAAAATACAACAACACCTGCTATAATGTATGAAAGAAGAGGAGACCCTGATTATAATAAAGATGGAGCAGGTTTATATAAAACATATGTTTATATTACTATTATAGGAGATAATTATTCAGAAATAATAAATATAACACAAGCAGTAGCAGATGTATTAGAAAATTATAGTGGGATATTATATTCCACTAGTGTTAGAGATATAGAAATAGTAAATATACAAGAAACATATTATGATGATAAATATATTGAAGAATTAACATTTCTATTTACAACTAATTAAATATTATAAAAGTATTATTATAATTATAGTATTTATATAAAAAATAATAAAATAAATAATGGCAATAGACAATAGTAAAATAGTATATGGTGGAGATTTAATGGTATTCATAACAACAGGTTCAACATTAACACCAGTAGCTTTTTCATCAAGTGCTAAACTTACAGTAAGTATGGCAACAAGAGACGCAGCAAGTAAAGAC